TGGAATTGGAAGAGTGTGAGTTGTCCCGTATGCGAGAAGAGGACGCTGGAAGAAAAGAAAGCCGCCAGCGATTGCAAGCAGGAGGTCAAGCAACTTGAAACCAAGTCTGCTCGGCTAACGATTGTCCTGACGGTTCTTAGCACGCTTGTTGGTAAAGAACTCTTGGACGAAGCGCTCGCTCTCACGGATTCGATTGCGACGCTTAGTGCAGCACCACTGGTTGAAAAGGAAGTGGTTCAGGCCAATCCAGCAAATGGACAGCCCAGTGATACAAACGACAAACCAGAAGAAAGGGTTACTGTAATCCATACAGTGCCTACCCTAACAAGTTTGCCAGATTTGTTCCCAAGCGTACCTGCGCTTACGCCCAGACTGTACGAAACCACCAGCGTTGGTCAGATGTCTGGGTTATATTTTGATGACAACATTGTGGTGCCTGATTCTGTAGCCCCACTCTTTCTCACAGCCATGTTTAGACCGTGGACAGGAAGGAAGCGAAAATGATTAAACGCGAGGGTCCAGAAAAGTTTGTACTGTTTAGCAAAGATGGCAGCCGCCGTCTTGGTGAGTTCCGCAGTCGCAAGCAGGCTGAAGATCGGGAAAGACAAATTATGCAGATCAAAAGCCTGAAGAGGCGCGATGCAAAGAGAAACTAAAGACCGCTTGATCCGCGAGGGCAAGTGGGCAAAATTCAACGAGATCCGCGAGCACTTGAAAAAGCAGGGCGAAGCCCCTGCTATGTGCGAAACAAAGGCGTTGCTCATTGTTGATACCAAAGTTGATAGTGGTGGCGACCCATATCGCCGTCTTGTTCTCTCTGCCCCTACAGGTGGGTGCACTGAACGCGAGGCTTGTCAGTTTGTGTTTGAGTACGCGGCGTGTCAGCCTGCCGATATACCGGAGGAGGTTGTGCCATCGAGGGGTGCCGTGGGGCTACTCAAGTGGGCGCAGTCATCCCCATCGAATGCGTCTGCGTTCTATGCAACCATGTGGACAAAGTTGATGCCAACCAAGTCGCAACTGGATGCAGAAGCGCGCTACTCCGATGATGGTGTAAGGAGTCTTGAACTCTTGGGCCGATTGGAGCAGATGCTGGATGCGCCACGGGAAGACGAAGAAGTGTCGGATATGCGAGCAGACGCTGCCGGAGATGCACTTCCACAAGAACTCAAAGAGTCGCCGGACGGAGTGCCGCTCATGCAGGCGAATCATGCAAATGCAGCAGAGGTACGGGGTGACGCCGCTGGACTTCTCGGAGATGTACGAGATGCAACTGGGGCTGGACCCGATCACACTGACACCTCTGGAGAGGGATGACGCTTGTATCGACCACTGCCACAAAACTGGTCGGGTGCGGGGGCTGCTGACACGCAGCAGCAATGCAGCACTAGGCCAGTTTATGGACGATCCAATGGTTTTGTACCGTGCCTACAGGTGGCTGCTCGATGACAGTCCTTTTGGGAAACAAAGTTCCAACCCATCCGGTTGAGAATGTCAAGTTCAGGCGGCAGATCTTTGAGATGGCTGCGGAGAACATCGAGGTGCAGGCTGATCTTTGGGCGCTTTGCAACCGCGACATTTTGTTCTACATCAATGTTTTTGGCTACACGCTCGACCCACGGCTTGAGCCGTCTATCAGGCCGTTTATTTTGTACCCGTTTCAGGAGCAGGCAATCCTTGAAATGTGCGCTAGCATCGACAACGGCTACGACTTGGCGCTGGTCAAGTCCCGTGACATGGGTGCATCGTGGCTAACCACTACAGTTTTTGCGTGGTACTGGCACTTTAAGCCGATGAAATCACTGTTGCTGGTCAGTCGTAAGGAAGGGCTGGTGGATTCGCCGGGCAACTCTGCCTCTTTGTTCAGCAAGATTGACTTCTTTTTGAAGTATCTGCCCGGCTGGATGATGCCAAACTTTACAAGAACCAAGTTGCGATTGACCAACGAGGACAATGGCAGCGCGATTACTGGTGAATCCACGACCGGCGACGTTGCTCGGGGCGACCGTAAGACCTGCATTGCTCTTGACGAGTTCGCATCCGTCGATAACTCAGAGGCAGTGCTGGCTGCAACCGCTGATGCGTCAAACAGTCGGTGGTTTGTCAGCACGCCCAAGGGCAGCGGCAACAGTTTTTACGACATTGTGCACTCAGGCCGTACGCAGGTGCTGAGTTTTCACTGGTCGCAAGACCCGCGAAAGAATATTGGACTGACCAAAGACGAAGATGGGCAACTGACCAGCCCGTGGTACGAGAAAGAAAAGCGCCGACGTACCCACCCCGTAGAAATTGCGCAGGAACTAGACCTTGACTTTGGCGGATCGGACTATCTCTACTTCCCGCCGGACCTGATCGACCGTTTAGAGCAGGGGTGTATGCCATCATCTAAGCGTGGCACGCTGGACTTTGATGAATTCTGCAACCCACTTGGATTTACCGAACTTGGAACGGCTGGCGATCTGAGGATATGGGGTGAAGACCATCTATCGGAGAAAACTTACTACGTTGCCGGGGTTGATGTGGCTACCGGAACGGGGTCTAGCAACTCTGTTATCTCTGTCGCTACTGTTGAGGGTCGGAAAGTCGCAGAGTTTTGCTCGGCAAACCTCCGTCCTGATCAACTTGCACGTGTTTGTGTGGCTATGTGCCGGTACTTCAAGGGTCTTAGCGACACGGGAGCGTTCTTGGTCTGGGAAGCCAACGGCCCGGGCCGGGTTTTTGGCGACGCGGTGCGCGAAACCGGCTACGGCAACTACTATTTTCGGAAGAATGACAAGTCCGTGGCCGCCAAATACTCCACAATCCCGGGATGGTTCAGCAGTAAAGAGGAAAAAATCGCACTGCTTGGTCAATACCGCAGGATGCTGAATGATGGCGCTTTTGTCAACTTAAGTCGGCCCGCGATCCGAGAATGTAGAGAGTACGTGTTCTCTCAAACCGGCGGTTTGGTGCACGCAAGGTCTAGATCCGCGATTGATCCGTCAGGTGCACGGGACAACCACGGTGATCGGGTGATTGCAGACGCATTGTGCTGCAAACTTTGTGCAACTTCGGCAAATCCGAAGATACAAGTAGCACAAGTTGCCAAGCCGGGCACTCTTGCTTGGCGGCGTGAAGAAGTCAAAGAGCGTAAACGCAAAGCGAGAGATGACTGGTGAACTACAACGGAGATAACTTGGACAAACTTCGTAAGTCGATCCAGTCAAGCAGGCGGAGGCTGCAGCCTTACCGCGAAAAGCGCGTTCGGGCTATTCGAGAGTTCGTAGGACGCAACTATTCCGACACTGGCTCGCGTGATCGTGTGCCAGTCAACATGCTGGAACTGTTTATCTCCACGTATTCGCGGCAATTGGTGGGAAACGAGCCAAATGTCTACGTGCGACCGCGTACGCAAGCCATTGCACCGCAGGCAGCCAAGATGGAACTGGCGCTCAACCACGTTTTGCGCGAGATGGAGGTTGCCAAAACTCTTAGACTTGCCGTAATTGACGCTCTTTTCAGCATTGGCATTGTAAAAGTGGGTGTTACTGAGCCTGCACAGGTTCCCATGCGCGGCTTCTTGCACGATGCAGGGCAACCATTTGCAGAGACGGTAGACCTTGACGATTGGGTGCACGATATGTCTGCACGCGATCTGACTGAGTGCGCATACATGGGCCACCGCTTCCGTGTCCCCATCGAAGCGTTGCGTGACAGCGACATCTACATTGACCCGGACATGATTCCAGAGGTCCGCAAGACTTTGTACAACTCGGATGGCGATATCCGTGCTGCTGCAATCGGACAGTCCGATATTTACCACGGCGGTCAAAACACAGACATGGCTGAGTTGTGGGAAATTTGGCTGCCCGGCACCAATAAGATTTGCACCTTTGCTGCTGGCGAAAACGGCATGCCTGAACGCAAGATCAGGGAAATAGAGTGGGAGGGTCCAGAGGCTGGGCCATATCACTTCTTGTCGTTCACCGATGTTCCCGGCAACACGATGCCGTTGCCACCTGTGGCATCATTGATTGACCTGCACGACCTTGCCAACCGTGTTTTCCGCAAGTTGGGCAGGCAGGCGGAGCGACAAAAGGATGTGGTTGGCTACCGTGGCTCTGCAGAGCAGGACGCAAAGAACGTACAAACCAGTTCTGACGGTGAGGTTATCCGCATGGATGACCCGCAGAACATCCAGACCTACAAGTTTGGCGGCATCGACCAGCAGAACCTTGCGTTTATTCTGCAATTGAAGAATCTG